TACCCCACGATTGCCGTGTGATCTTTCGCTTTTGCATCCGCAAAACGAGAGCCGCCCATTTTTGCCTGATTTTAGGCCATTGGGTGGCCCTAAAATGACCCCAAAAGCGTCCGCAGCAGAAGTTCGGCAGATTATCGAACGGGAAATGATTCGCTCTCGTTACCTATCACAGAGGGCTGCAAATGGCACGACCTAGAAAGCCACCCGAAGAGCTTGAACGGCTCGGATCATACGCGAAAGATCCGCAGCGACGCATCAGCGACGCGGCCAAACCGCTGGCCGGCTGCCCGGTCAAGCCGCACGAAGTCGCAGACGATCCGGCAGCCGATCGAGCCTGGGACGAGGTTGCCGGAATTTTGAGCGGCATGGGCACGCTTAGCCCGAGCTACCAAAAGCAAATGACCCAATACGCGAAAGCTTGTTCGCGGGCTGATCAGTGTTGGCAGATTGTCAACGAGGAGGGGCTAATCGTCACTAACGAAAAAGGAGTGCCGTCGGTTCACCCTGCGCAAAAAGAGTGGGACGCCCTAACCGATAAGATCCTTAAAATCTGTATCGAGTTTGGCTTGACACCGGCCGCACGATCGCGGGTTCGAACAGGAAAAACGGAAGAGGATGCGGACCCAGTTTTAGAAATGCTCAAAAGGATGCAAACGAAAAAGATTGACGCAGCAACCGGTTGACATTCGCGGCGACGTGATGGCTTATGCCCAAGGCGTCGTCAGTGGCAAAATAACCGCCGGCAAGTGGGTCCGCCTAGCTTGCGAGCGGTTTTTGCGCGACTTGGCGGAGCCCGGAGATTATTACTTTGATTGGGACCAAGCGGAAAATGCTTGCTTGATTTTTCCGCTTATCTTTCGGCACTACAAGGGCGAATGGGCAGGTCAGCCGATCGAGCTTTGCGACTTCCAAAAGTTTGTCACCGCTAACCTGATTGGATGGAAGCATAAGCAAACCAACTTCCGCAGATTCCGCCGTGCTTTTGTTTCGGTCGCACGTAAGAACGGGAAGACGACATGGGCCGCAGGGCTGGCGATTTTGTTCGCATTTTTTGATGGCGAAGCCGCTGCCGAAGTCTACATCGGTGCAACCAAGCGAGAGCAAGCGGCGATTTTGTTTACCGACGCCAAGCAAATGATTGCGGCTTCGCAGACGCTAAGCAAGCACGCTGATAGTCGGGTTAGTGTGATTCAATTCCCGGCTACCCATAGCCTCATTCGGCCGCTTGGAAGCGACAAGCCTTACGACGGATTGAACCCGCACGCAATCTTCCTTGACGAGCTTCATGCGTGGGTAGAACGTCACCGAAAATTCTATGACACGATGCGAACCGGATCGGGTGCAAGGCGACAACCGCTACTCTGCACGATCACGACCGCTGGAGACGACAAATCAGAGCTATGGAAAGACGAAGTCGGTTATTGCAAGTTGATCCTAGAGCAACAAGCGACCGACCCGCAGTTGTTCGCGTTTGTTGCTGAGCTTGACGACGACGATGACCCGTTTGACGAGTCGACATGGATTAAGGCTAATCCAGGACTGGGCCAGTCAGTGAAGCTTGATTACCTACGCGAACAAGCAGCAGAGGCGAAAGCCAAGCAAACGGCCAAGAATCGTTTCTTGCGGTATCACTGCAACCGCATGACATCATCAACAGAGCACGCGATTGACGTTCGCCGATGGGATGAGCTTGGCACCGGTCTATCGGACTGGGAAGACGCAGACGCAATCGCAGCGGGGTTTGACCTCGGAGGCCGCGACGACCTGGCATCCTGGGCGGTTGTCGCACGGTTTAGGGTCGGCGAAGACGAAGACGAGCGGCCGATATATCGTTATGAGTGCAAGCAGCGATCGTACATGTTCGCCGATACCCGCCGCGACTTGTCGCTACAGCCGTTCGCGTCGTTTATATCGCAGGGTCTGATCGACGTCGGCAAGTACGCCCTAGACTCTCTCCGCGATGACCTGATTAAAGAGTGCGACGACTGGAGCATATCCGAAATTGCATTCGACCCGTATCAAGCAAACGTGATTGCGGGACATCTTGAGCAGGAAGGTTTGAAGCCTATCCGAATGCCTCAAAATTACTTGCATTTCAACGAGCCAATCAGGGCATTTTTGCAGGCGATCACCGAAGGCCGATTCTCGCACAGCGGATCGGATTATCTGCTAAGATATTGCGTGCAAAATGCGGTCATTGTCAGAGACCGAGCCGATAGATGGATGTTTGATAAATCAAATAGCCGCGACAAGATTGACCCGGTTGTCGCGGTGGTGATGGCGTTTCGTGCTTGCATGAGCACACGGGCAAGGGCTCATGGTTCGATGTTTATCAGTTAAGGAATAAAACATGGCAGGACTGCTTAACATCGGCCGAATCTTCAACGGATGGTTCGATGCTTTAGTAAACGATGAGAATAAAAAGGTAGTGTCGCCAGTCAAGGCGATGAGCTACGCCCCGGTGTGGTACGCAGTAAACAAGATCAGCGGGCACATGGGACAGCTTCCGCTAGTTCTTCATCGAGGATTGGAACGCGGGGCGGAACGGGCAACCGACGACTACCGCTACATGCTTTGCAAAAAGCGACCGAATTACTATCAGACGCCTATGCAGTTCAAGCAATCGCTACAAGCGAACTGCCTTATGTACGGCAACGGCTTTGCGTGGATCCGCAGGGCTGGCACTACGGCCAATTCCCGCATCCTAGACTTGCTACCGCTCGATTCTGCCAAGATGGCTATCGTCATGTGGAAGGGTGAAAAGTGGTATTTGTATGACTCTCACAAAGACGAGCCAATTCGCAAATATCGAGACGTCGATATGCCAAGCGACCCGGATATTCCGGGCAGCGGCGGGATGATGGTAATCGCAGACAGCGAGATGTGCCATTTTCCTGGGCTTGGGTTCGACGGGTTTGCCGGGTTCAGTTTGTGGAAGATCGCAAACGATAATTGGGCGATCGGTATAGCAGCCGATAAGCTAATGAAAAGCGGATTCGACAAAGGTTTTCGATCGTCGATGCTGCTTGAGGCACCAGCCAATATGTTCCGCGACGAAAAGCAAGCCCGCGAATTTCTCGAAGGATTTCGCAAGCAACACGGCGGACCAGATCAGAACGGCAATATCGGCTTGCTCCGCGAAGGCATCAAAGCAAATGTCGTCTCGATGAACAGTCGAGACGCCGAGATAAACGACAGCCGCCAGTTCAGCCGCGAAGACGTCGCGTTGTGGTTTTCGATCGAAACGATTCTTGGCGACGATTCGACATCGTACAACGGCATCGAGCAACGAACGCTTGCCTATCTTTCAAACTGCTTGGCCAAGTGGCTCAAGACCTGGGAGGAAGAGCTAGACCGCAAACTGCTAACCGAACGCGAACAAGCGGCCGATGTGCTCTATTTCAAATTTCATGATCGGGCTTTATTGCGTACCGACTACTCGACAACGATCAATAGCCTTTCGACAGGGATTAACGCCCGGATCTACTCGCCAAACGAGGCCCGCGAACTGCTTGATTTAAACCCATACGAAGGCGGCGACGTCTACGCGAATCCGGCTATCACTCCTGGCACTGGCGATCAGATTGACGAAGACGACGACCCGGAAGACGACATGGACGAAAGCGACACCGGCGCGCGAGCGATGCGGGTGGTCGTTTCGCGGGTTCAGTCGGTCGAAAAAAATCGAGTCATTAAAGGCTGCAAGTCGAAAAACTTTGTCGATTGGGTCGATGGGTTTTATGCCCGGTTCACCTCGACAATTTCGGAAGCGATTCGACCACTGCTAGACGACAGAAGCGAGATTGCAGCGGAGGCAATCGCAACCGAGTACACTGAGGCCAGCAAGGCGGCACTGCTTGACGCGGCAGGAAATGCAAAAGACGAAACCGAACTCGTCGCCATCGTTGGCGAAACGGTCGCGGGTTGGGATTCCCGCGTTGACCAAATCCTGAACGCTATTTCGGAGCAGAATAGCAAATGAAAGACGGAAAAACAAAAAAAGCGATATTCCAAAGGGGCGAATTTGACGATTGGGAATACGCCATAACCGTGTTTGATGATGACGATTTACACAGGAAATTCATTACACTTCCAGCCATCTACGTTACAAGCACTGTTGCGGTTTATTGGGCCGTAACATATCGCTGGACTGGATTACAAGACGAAAAGGGGCGTTTTGTTTTTACTCACTTTGCTTCTAGGTATTTGAAAACACAAAAAAGAGAAAATCTTCCAAAGCGATACGAAAATGCGGAACTAGAGGAGGTGGCCAAGTGGGCGACGCAAACAAGCCAATGACGGCAACAGATGAACGGTTAACGTGGCTAAATGATTACGCGGACGGCTGGCAATTCGGCGAAACAGGTATGCTTAAGGCACTTTCGGAGCGACTAAGCCCCGATCTAGCCGTTGAAATCGGAGCCGGAGACGGCCAAAGCCTGCCGCTGACGCTTGGCTTTTTGCTCGAAAAAGGCACTAAAACAGTGCTTTTTGAGGCTGACGAATTGCGTCAAAACGCCCTCAAAATGACCAAAAAAGCAGCGGTTATACATGGTTTTTTCGATGCAAGGTTGCTAGATGGTTTGGAACTGTCGCAAAGCTTCGTTGTAGTCGATGTCGATGGCCAAGACTGGCCGATCGCAGAGGAAGTGCTTAGGTGCGGACGTCCGAAGGTAATGATGATTGAGCACTACGACGAATTTGGTCCGCGGTACGGTCGATGCGAGCCCGAAGGGCTACCGCCGCGGTGGTGTCTCGGGCTGCTTGTCGACGGATTCTCCATCCAAGCACCCGCAAAGGAAATTGAAAAACGGATTCGATACTACGGCTACGCGCTAGTTGCAAAAAGCCGCGTAAACTCTTTGTTTGTTCGGAATGATTTACTGCCAACGCTGGAGGGCTGCTGATGTTTAGCTACAACACCTCAACAAAAGAAATTTTCCTTTACGATTACATCGGCCCGGAATGGTTTGGCATGATTGACGCGGGTGCGGTTCAGGAAGCTTTAAACGCGATTCAGGGCCGTGCTACCGTTAGGCTCAACAGCGGCGGCGGTGGAGTCGATGAGGGCATTGCAATTTACGAAATGCTTCGACGACATCCCGGCGGCGTTGACGTAATTGTCGACTCTTCGGCTTACTCGATTGCGTCTGTGATCATGCTTGCTGGCGAATCATTAACAATGGCCAGAGGTGCGGCGGCGATGCTGCATTCGCCTTGGATGATGTTTGCTTCCGGCAACGCGAAAGAGCTTCGCAAGATCGCAGAACAGTTGGAGACAAGCGAAGAGCGACTAGTCTCGATTTACGAGGACGCATTCGCCAAGCGAGGCAAGCCAAAAGAACGCGACGAAATCAAGGCAATCCTAGACGCTCAAACGTGGTACACCGCACAGCAGGCACTCGATGCGGGGCTGATCGACGCAATTGACGGTCAAGCGGTCGAGCCCGTTGCGGCCAAGTACCGCAACATCCCGGCGGCAATCGCACGAGCACAAAAAGCGGGCGACCGGACGCCATACCCGTTCGCGCGAGAATCGGCAAAGTTAAGGCTTAGAAAAAACAGTTGACAACCGGTAGCAATTTGCTACCGTATGAGAACACGACGACTCTATCGCATTTCGGCAACTCGTTAGCGGCCGGATTCGATTGGCGGCGATTTGGACAAACACCAAACCGCGGCCGATTAAATCCAGGCCGCTTGGCTTTTTGGAATGATCGGCCGCCAATCAAAAGGCTGATCATGGAATTAAGAGCACGAATCGAAGGGCTACAGGCCAAGCGGAATGAACTCTACGCAGAGGCCGAAGCGATCTTGGCGGTGGCAAAAGAGGCTGACCGCGACTTGACCGCCGACGAAACTGCGCGGCTGGTTGCCATCCAAGGCAAGGGCGAAAACGACCTTGGGGAGCTCGGAGCGGTCGATTCGCAGCTTAAGCAGTGGCAGCACGTCGCCACCCGCATGGAAATCACCAGAGCCCAAGCTTCCGCACCGGCTCCGCGGCTTGGTGATCCTCCGGCAGCGGTTGTCAACGTCAAGAAGTACCGCGGCAAGGCGAAGAACTTTGAAAGCCATCAAGACGCCGTCGATGCTGGCCTATTCTGCGCCGCGGCGATCTACGGCCACGCCCCATCTATGGACTACTGCCGCGACAAGGGGCTGATCGTCAACGCCCATAGCGTCGGCGACAACACAAAGGGCGGCTACGTTGTGCCTGAACCGCTCGAAGCGTCGATCATTCGGCTAGTCGAAGAACGTGGCGTCTTCCGCCAATATGCCCGGGTGTACCCGATGGGATCCTCTAGCGTGCTGATTCCGCGTCGTGCCGGCGGTTTCACCTCGTACTTCG